GCGCACTCGTACCCAAATTAAGAGTAACCGCCGCACCGACCTGCGCCCAAGGCAACGCACCCGTAAAATAATCATGTCTCTTATTACGCTTCAAAAGCGTAGTATTAGTAGTCGTATCTGGGCCATCCGCCAACGACACCGTAACCGCATTAATCAATTGCTGCGATTTAAACCACTCATTATAAATAAGACCATAAGCCCTAAAGGGCAGCGCACTATGCGTATAAGTTGCGGCACCCGCTACCTGCCCTACACACGGCAAACCAAAATAATCACCCAAAGAATGCAAAGCATAACCACTAGCCGGACTCGTCATCATCGGCACAGTATAAGAAATCGAATCAGCGGGACTCGCCCGCTCACCCATCATCTTCTTCCAATTAGACCACACAAGACGATTCGGAACAAAGAACCAAAAAGACTCCAAATGCAAATTATCCATCACCGGATAAAGCGGCGTCGACATACGCACCATCGCCGTCATTCGCAAACTAATCGTATCACCCGGCAACACTTCCTCACAGAAAATAGGAACCAAATAAGCACTATCGAAAGTAGTTTTTAACTCTTTCTCCATAACAAACCGCGACCGAGGAACATCGGCGCGCGGAATCATTGAAAACTTATGAACATTAACCGAAGGATTGCGATGCATAACACCCTCCACAGTGTATCCCTAGACCAATACCAAACACCAAATGTCATAAACTACTGAACCAAACGCAACGACTTAACATCCTCCTCACGCACGACGCATTCACAACCCATAGACAACCTACGCGGCGGAGACTCCGCCGCAACCTCACCAGTAGAATCTTCAAAATGACCAATAAGAAATAACTCGTAATGGTCCGGATGCTTATAAAGCGGATTATCCTGTTTCGCATTATTAATCTCATCAGCGAAATTACGAGTGGCCATACCCAACGCTGGCACAAAATAAGGCCTATTATACATCTCTGTAATACGGTCGTAAATAGACACTATATAAAGTTTCATATCACAAACTCCTCACAAGTTTACCAACACGGGCTTTAACAACTTCCTCACGCACTAACAACCTATCCGGTGTATTATCTTCCCACCGAACAGACTCTAAACGACGCATCTTCGCGTCATCTAATTCATAAGAATCCAGTTGCTTCCGCAAAACATCATAATAACGAGGCACACGAGTAGGACGACCTGAAACAATAACATTATCACGAGTACAAACCGACGCGCCAAACCGCTTAAACCACTCCGCGCCGATTCCCGGCTTAAGAGACATTCGACTAAACTCTGGCACAACTTGAACCAACTCGCCAGTAGCAGCATGAACCCGTTCATAATGCACCTCAGCCATATCACCCGTTATCTTTTTCATAATATAACGAGCACAATACGCGGCACTCTCAAAAGTAACATCACCAATAGTAGAATAACCATTAGTCCACAACCTCTCCAAAGTCGCGCTTCGATACAACTTCACACCACCACGATTAGACCATAACTGCCTATCAGCAAAAAAAACACCAAATAATAAAGCGTGGAAATGGGGACGCAAATCCTGCTCCCCATACTCACCACACATATAAAAGCGTACCTTGGGAAAAACGCGACGCAAGCGCCGCATAAACAATTGATAATCCAAATAACGCAAACTTACACAATAATGCTCATCATTATAAGTCAAAGTAATAAAAGAATTAAACTCATGCAATTGGGCCTCATGCATACACCTAACGGCCCACATACTAGAACGCAATAACCGACATTCAACGCATTGACCACAAGGTAACTTAACCTCCCGGCCATCCTTCAAACGGTCCGCAAAACAGACCTCGCCGGAAGCCGATAAGAAGGCCACCAAGGGCTTAACGCACATCTACAGACGCCAACCGCCACGCATCGGCATCTTCACATTACGAACATTCGTTCGAGAAACATTACGCCGGAATTTACCGGCAGACCGACCTTTAGACACTCCGAAACGCTTCACAGGACGCACTTGGAACCTCCAGGCGGCAATCGCCGCTATTACCTCAGAGTCTAGCGCGAACGCCTATAAAAGCAAGAGGGGCCATCCTTGGCCCCTACCTGCATACCACCTAGCACAGTTACATCTAGTAACGAACTGTGCATCACTTCGCGTTGCTGACCTCATCAACGAGAGCCTTAGTACGCTCATAAGCAACCGCCTGACGACGCTCTACATTAACAAGATAGGCAATCGCCAACTTCCAACCCTTAGCACGGGCCTCTTTAAGAGACTCACGAGTAGACTTCAAAGCCGCCTCCTGAGAAACCAAACGAGCCTTAGCAGAATCAAGCAGCGTAGTCATAACACTCTCCTATACCCACCTCAGACCATCCGAGGATTGAGATAAGCATAGCACACAAACTTAATAATACAAGCCCTAAACATAAAATGCTTATGCAATCTTTATGCACCCGGCGCCGGAACCGGCTTCGCCGGTTCCGGGGGAACATCTAAAGCCTTAGCAAGACCAAGAGAACGCAACTCCTCAATATTAGCAGGATTGGAACAAAAATCTACGAACTCCTGCGGGTCATCATTAAAACGCTGACGCAACTTCGCCGGCACATTCATAAACATTTCCCTAGCAGTGACGACGGCTTCCATCGCCGTCCTAAAATCTATAACCTTATCAAAATCATAATTCAAAGGCACTTTATCGAGCATAGGAATCTGACCAGTAACTCCCATACGCTCCATCATAACATTAATATCAGCATCCTTCGCACCCGACTGGTCGGTAAGCGACGGGTCCGTACACTCTACACCCGTAACATAAGATAATTCGTCAAAGTCCGTAACACCAATCTGCCTACAAATCTCACGCATAAATCACCTCGTAGGGGGAACCACAACCTGCAACGCCGATGCCTATTTCACAGGCTGAGACAACCTATTCAGAAACATAGCCGCTCCAGTACCTTGAGCAATAGTCGACAAATCAGACAAAAACGGAGCAAAAACCCTTTTCCAAGTCGAAAACTCCGCGTTAGACATATTCTCCCAATACGGCAACTGCAACTTAGACCGATACGCCTCGTTAGTCGCCATCTCCCACAAAGCTTTCAACATTCCCTGTTTCTCCAATCCACTCATACGAGACAAATACGCACCAGCCTGTTCCGCAATCTGCTTCGCTTGCTCAGACCAAACTTGCTCTTTCTTTACATTCGTATCCGCATTAAGATTAGTAATCCTCGCACTAATCTCATCAATCTCGGCATACAACTTATCGCGCAAAGCACTAGATGCATAGGCACTAGCAGTAATACCTTTAACCTCAGCAACAACCTTATCAATCATTTGCTTATTCAACTCAGTACGAGACTCAGACTCTACCACTTCCGCGCCTACCTTTGGAATCTGAGCACGATTCAACTCCGCTTGACTATTCTTTAAATTAACATCAGCCTTAAGCGAAGCCATTTGAGCCGTAGAAATAGCCGCCTGCGCAGCATCAGCGCCCGGATTACGCAAATTCGGGATATTACCACCTCCCGAGGCATGAGCCGGACCCGAAGTATACGCCAACATCGGATTAAGACCCGCCTTAATCAAATCCTGTACCTTATACTCCATACCATGCTTCGCCAAATCTAACTGCATAGCCCTATCCGCATTAGCGGCTTCCATAGCCGCCTGATTAGCACTATGCCCCGTAATACCACTCAACAGAGAACCTCCAAGCATACCGATGGCTATATCATCAATACCAAAAATATAACAATACCTAGACCATTTCCTACGCTTACGCATATAACCTCCTAGAAATGGTCAATAAGACCCGGAACACTATAAACCGGCAACGGACGAGCCGCATTAACCCTAAAGAAGAAATCACCAATAAACTGTTTACCGGTCTGAGAAGCAACCGCTAACGCACGGTCCAAAGTCGTAGCCGACTCTTCGATAAAAGTCTGATTCAAAGTCGGAAGCGAAGTAAAATTATCAGCCAAATGCCATGCCGCGAGCGTACCGCTCGCATTAACACGCATAAGACCCGTCAATTCACCGGGCAAATAACGATACTCTGCCCAACGCTCTTGATAACCAAATACCAACGCGTCATTAGCATCACCACGCAGATAAATCTCTTTATTCAATATCGTCTGCTCACCTAGATTCGCAAATACCGGGTAATAGTAATCATACCTAGTAGAACGCGACCAATGACGACGCAAACCCTGACCATAAGTCAAATCCTTCCGCACATTAACAATACCTAGAATATATCCATGTTCCGTAAACGACTGGGAAAACCCATGACCATGCGCTACCGCCTGAGCAATACCACCGAGAAAACCAGTAGGCGTAGTACCGCCAGTAAGACCCGTAGCCGAAGTCTGAGGAACCGGATTAACATTAATAGGAGTATGACCACCACCTAGATATTCGGGACGCTGCAAACGACCATCGGGCGACTTAACGCCAAAATGCGAGAACAAACTTTCCGTATACCTAGTACCGCCTCGCGCATCGCGCTCCAAAAGCCTCTGAGTCTGAAACGACAACCGCATAGCATTAACCGTAGCACCAATAGCCGCAGACAAATCAGTCTGCAATCCAGTAACAGAACCAAACTTAAGTTTCTGCGCGGGATTAAGAGTACCACCGGTCCATTGAATATCCGAGTCCGAAGTCTTATTCTTCAAATACTGGTCCGTATTATCCGTCTCACCTTGAACATAGAACGGAGTATTCGTCGAAACAACTGGCGCACTCGTACCCAAATTAAGAGTAACCGCCGCACCGACCTGCGCCCAAGGCAACGCACCCGTAAAATAATCATGTCTCTTATTACGCTTCAAAAGCG